GATTGAGGGCTTGGCAAGCGCTCTGCGAGCGGCTATATCGCCGCCACCGTTCCCCGATAGCTCAGCCGGTAGAGCAAGCGACTGTTAATCGCTGGGTCGCAGGTTCGAGTCCTGCTCGGGGAGCCAATTCAAGCCAGTACGTATCTGATTTATAAGGCGGTTCCGGCGCAGCGGCATAGCTGCGCACATTTTTGTTCATAACCCGCCGGCTGTTTTTTCAGCCCCCTTGAACTGATTCGACTCGTTTCCGTCGCGCCGGTCGTGCTCGAGCACGGCGGCAAGCGTCGCAGAATCGCCGGTTCGGCCCGAGCGCGTCGGGAATCGGGCCGCCGCACATCTGGCATGATTCGGGTATTGGCAGGCGCGGACGCCCCCGCCGCGGCGGTCGTGCAAGATCGCGTTTGACTATGCAGGCGTCGCAGAATTTCCGGTCGGCCCGCCGGGCGCCGGGTATCTGTGTCCCACACATCTGGCATTTCAGCGCCGCCCAGGTCTCGGCGCGCGCCGCCGCAAGCCGCTTGAACGAGCCGAGCGCATAAGCGCGCTTGCTCGCCATTTCTCTTTGATTGGCGCATTTATCGCAAAACCGCCTGTGGCTTCTTTTGGGGTCGGGAATATGACTGCCGCATGATTCGCAATGCAGACCAGCCCGCTTCGACACCAAATCAAGCTTTGTCAGGTGGTGGTAGCTCAGCGTGGCGCAGCGTCTGCTACAATATCTACGATCCGTTCGAGTCGGTTTGAACTTCTTCGCACACCATTCGCAAACGTCGAAATTCAAATCTTCTGACGTCATGGACGCATTTAGTCGAGCAATATTTGATTCCGTTGCGCATCGGTCGAAAAGCTCGTCCACAGCCAGGGCATTCTCTTTCTTCTTGCTTTTCCGACCACGCGATTCGGTATGCTCTGTCTCGTGCATAACGCGCTTCCTCATCGTGCTGCTGATATCGTGCGAGGCGCGCCGAGCGGGCGCAAACCGGCCCGCAATATTTCACGCCGCCGTGTACATCATCCGGCAGCGACTTTCCGCAGCGGGCGCAGCGCTCGCGTAGGAGCGGCATGACGGCTTCTTGCGTATGTTCTGGCTGCCCTTCCTTCCATGTCGGACGTTTCGCCCCGACGCGGGCGAGCGCGGCTTGTACGACTTCATCCGCCACCGCGTCGGCTTGACCCCAGCGCCAGCCGATCGAACACAGGCGTGCGCGAATACCAGCCCTCGCCGGGCCTTCGATGGCAAAGGGCGTCGGCTCGGCGCGGCGCATCATCGCGGCCAGCTTGTCGACAATCGCCTCTCGCCGGTGACGGGGAAGCTTCTTCGTCGGCGCCGGGCGCATGGGCGCCAGCGATACGGGCGCTCGGGTTTCTGAGCGCAGCCGCAGGAGCGCGGCGGGCGTGACCATCAGCATAGGGCCGCTCCTGCATTACGATTCCCAATCGAGGCGCTTGTAGGCCGCGGCCAGCGCCTCGGGCGGGAGCCCGGCCTCTTTCGCCTGCGCCATCGCCTGCACCAAGGTCGAGAGCGCCCTCGCCGCGCCGCCAGAGTCGAAAGCCTGCGTCGGGCGCAGCACGTCCAGCTTCACGGCGGCGCCGAGCTTGGCGCTCGCCTCCTCGGCGATAAGCTCGGCGATCGGCTGCAGCGTCCATTGCCCAAGATGGCGCTGCGCCTCGCGAACCATCGGCCCCGTGGTTTGTTTGTAGAAGAGCCCAGGCAGCACGCCGAAGGCGCCGCAGATCGCGTTGCGGGCCGCGTCCAGCGTCTCGGCCGTCATCGCCTTGGAGAGATCGGGCGTCACGTCCTGCGGCCTCCAATCGGCCGCAGGCGCCGGCCCGCCGGCCGCCGAGACGTTTACTGATTCGCGCAACAGCACGCGCCCGCGCCTACCGCGGAAGCCTCGCCCCAGCGTCTCGAGGTCGGTCTCGGTCGACTCGGGGAACGGGACGATTTGCGAGCCGAGTGGGGCGTTCTCATAGACCTCGGCGAGCGCCGTCTCTATCGTCTGCAACAGCCCCGCCGTCAGCGCCGATCGCCGCAGCGGCGCGGTCCCGGTCCAGGGCGCGACGGGATCAGCCCCGATTCTGAAATGTAGAATTTCGGCCGCGAGCGCCGTCTCTGTCCGGCCGCCGCCGGCTTCCGAGACTGAAACCCGATAGGCTGTAGGAACGCCGTCGCGCGTGCGCAAATCCCAATCCGAGCACGGCACAAGCCTATCCCGGATAAGAAACACCGCCTCGCCGCGCAACGCGAGCGAGCGGCCGATCAGCGCGAGAGAACGACGGTTTAGGAAACCACTGTTCTCCACGTCCGCGAGCGCGAACGCATTTTCCCACATGCTGACGCATGATTGAACCGTCGCAGTCAGTTCCCCGATACCCGAGCGGCCCGAGATATAGCTCTCACGCGCCGCCATGATTTCCGCGGTGAAGCCGCTCGCCGCGCTGCGCTTCTCAGTCTTGTTGCGTCTGAAGAGCCATCCGAACATTATGCAGCTCTCCTATATTGGCGCAGCAGATCGCCGGCCCCGCTGCGCTCCATTGCGCGAGCGATTGCGTTCGCGTCGAATGTCGTCGCGCCGATACCGTCAATAGTTTCCTGTCTGATACCCGGCGCCACGGCAGCAGCCGCGAGATGTTCAGCGAGCCGCCGATATGCTTCATTCACCATCGCAGGCACGTCGCCGCCACCAACCGTTCCGCTGAAACGATAAGGCCCATGCGCAGACAAACAATATCCGCCGAGTGGCGATGCGGAGAGCGTCACTTCCTCCCACGCGCCGGAGATCCATTGCTCGACGGTCTCAATCGTCGTCGGCGCCAGCGAGGGCGACCAATAGCCCGGCCCTTCTGCGATCCACGCAACATCGCGCGGCGAATATCGATTCGCGGTGTAGCTCTCTATGCGCTGCCATATCATTGCAGCATCAAGAGCCGCAGCCTTTGCGGAGAGGCCGCTCGGCGCAGCGGGATAGTCCTCGGGCGCAGACTCCACCTGTCGAATCGTCGTCGCCATGTTCATGCCCTCCATCTTCCGAGCGCTCGGCGCAGCGCATCCGATGCAACGGTCTCGTGAACCGTTGCATTCCGATTGCGCGCCTCGATGGTCGTATTCGTGTAGGCCGGCCACGCCGAGACGACGCTGATTTCGTGGAGCTCCACGGCGCGCAGCTCGCGGCGCTTCCCGCTCCAATTCTCGCCCGTCGCCTTAAAGCCGAATGACATGCCGCCGATATCGCCACGCTCGGCCAGCGCCAGCACATCGCGCGCGGTCTGCGTGTCCGGCAGCGTCACATCGAAATGCAGCCCGCGCGAATCCTCGGATAGACGCAACGTCCCGCTTCGCGTCCGGCCGAGAACGCGCGTCGGATCATGATCTACTAGCGCCAGCACATCGGCGCCACTCGCCAGCGTCGCAGCGAATGCGCCGGCCCGAATCGTCTCGACGAAATCCGCGACGCGCGTTTCTGTATCGAACACGGCCGCATATCCTTCGAGGCGGCGCGGATTGTCCCGCGCCGCACGAACTTCGAATTGAAGCGCGCGCCGTTCCATTATTCCACCTGAATCGCTTTGACGAGATGAAGCTGCGCGACGCGCAGAACATTCACGTCGGCCGTGAGCAGCGCGGTCAAGCGAAGGCCGCCGCTCTGCGCGTCGCTGAACGGATCGCGTACGATATCGACGCCACCCCATAGGCCAGTGACGAACGGCGCGATGCCGCCGGCGTTCGTCGTGAGCAGAACGTCCGTTGTGTCCGGCGTGCCTGCCGTTACGACAGTCGTATTCGACGAAATCGCAATGTTCGAGAGCGGCACATTCTTGACGAGTCGATCCCATTCGCTCACGGCGGTGCCGCTGATGAGCGCGTCGTCCAGGAACGAATACGCTTGCGGATGCAGCAGAATGCGCACATCGCCCGGCGTCGTCGCGGCGTTGGCCGCCATGAACGCAGCGATTTCTGAGCGCAGCACGGACCACGACAAGTCCGTCGTCGTCGGCGAAGTCGCGCCGTAGGCATACGTGCTCTGTCCGTAGATCACGCCGAGCGGCTGGCCGCTCGCGCCCGAGCCCTGAAAAATCGCCTTGTCGAGTTCCGCGGCAATCGTTCCATTGAGATCGCGACGAATAGCGGCCTCGAGCGCATCGCCGCTCTGCAACAGCGCCTTGCGAGAGACGCGCACCTGTATACCGAGATTCTGCTCGGGCTTCAGCGCGCGAT